GCCTTGTACTCACTACACGGGACATTACCTGCCATAAGGTTTACTACGTCCTGATTGTTGGCTTGGTTAGAGGTAAACAGTCCTACATCCAACCCGTCATTGGTCTTATCCCTGCCCTCCTTGGTATACGCTCGATACTGCACCCGGGTTCCAAGCAAAGGGTTTACCTTAAACACCGCCACGGTAGTTGCACCCGTGGTCTTAAATATATGGGATACGGCATCCTCAACCCTATCCTCGGCAATCTCAGGCAGTTTCTGACTTTCCTTGTAAGTGCCTACAATTAGGTCTTTATTGTCGTACAGTATCCAACCACCAAAGGCCAGCACCGCCATGAGGATCAGGGCAAAGAGTTTAAACGGCGAGTCAACATACGCCAGCACTTTAGATAGCGTGTCGTTAGCGTTTAGTTTCTCAGTCATTCGTACTTACCCCTTTGTCGCTAAATACAAACCGATGTTGCTAAAAGAGTAACCAGCAAAAACAATTGCCATCGAAAAGTTTCCCTTAGTGCCCTGTTCAAAACATATGTAAGCGTAAATACATCCCACTAAAATAATCAGCCAAGGACTCATACTCTTTGCCCCCGGAAGTAAGCCACACCGTCAAGCACTTCACAAAGTTCTGGCGGCAATAATTTCCCATTCTCAAACGTCAATACAGCAAAGCCTGAGCACCAGTTAACCGGATTCATTTCTGTATATACAAATTGCTCACCATAAGGTTCAGCAAGCGTCCCGGCATCTACCCCCCACCGACGACCATCGTAATCACTAAAGGGGGTGGTTTTTAACTGATGTAAGTGACCAGTCACTATCGAGCGCCCCGATTTCAAAGCATTGTTCCACGTACTATGAACGCCGTTATGGTAGCGATGCTTGATGACAACCGACCCGTTTATATCAATTCTCCACCCGTGGTGCCAGCCGGGGAAGTAATCCCAAAGCGAAAGCATATCCCCTATCTCAGGGGCATTGACTGCGATGTACCGATGCAACCGAACGTCGTGATTACCTATGGTCCACAGAAATACAGCGTTCTTTGTAGCGTTACGCACCTCATCAAGACGGTCTCTACAAGCCTCAATTTCTTTCTTTGGTGTAGGTGGGTTGGTGCCCATCAAAGGCTCATGCCTTGAAATCCTAGCGCCATCTACCACGTCCCCGTTCATGATGACCGTTTTAGGCTTGTATTCTTTTATTAGGTTAACAAATGCCTTGTGCGCTACTGTAGATTCACCGGGCCAGTAGTGTGCGTCTGATCCAATAAACACCATTCCATTTTCAACCGTATGTTCTATAACTCTTCGGTCTTCAGGTATGTACGTTTTTTGATGAAGTTTTTGTGATGCAGCATAGGCTGGCAAAGAGATCCCTTGTTCTACTTGAATCTTGGCTTTGCGACTGGCAAGTGCTCGAATAGACATACCAAGTTGTTTAGCAGCCATTTGGGTGCTGCCAGACCTCTTCATTGCCGCAATAATCTCTTCGTCAGATACTTTTTTTAACGCCACGGGGTTTCCTTGGTAGTTTCATTTCATCAATAGGGCCATGCGAACTTGAGTCATACATACAAGCAATCTCAACCGCCTGCCTTGGAGAAGCCCCATAATGCATTGCCGCTATGGCAAAGTTGGCCCCCGTCCCTATACTCCAAAAATCATTCTTAATTTTTGCTGGAATGATTGAACTCTCGTATATCCATAAACCATCTTGTCTTAGTGCAATCACCGTAACCTCGGTATCGGAATCCAAGTCACCACCGGCTTCCATTACCTGATAAAACTTTAGAATCTTGTCCCAATCACCACAGGCACCGTAAATACAATCCTTGCCCTGCCGTAATTTTTCTACTAAGTAAAAACTATCATCACCGCTTACCATGCTGTCTGCGGCAATCTCTCCCGTAGAAAACTTAGCGGCAATGGTAGTCATTACAGATGTCCCTTAGCAATGTAATAAACAGTTACCATGAAAAACGCTATGGTGAAACACCAGACCTTTAAAAGTCTTAATTTAGCCAGATCCCTGCCAAACTCGTCCTTGCCTTCTTTGACTTCTTTCATCTGGCGCTCTTTAATCGCCAGAATCTCAACCCATTCCTTCTCGGCCTCAAACTTGCCGTACCGCTCTATTAAACTATCCTTTAATTCGTTTTCCGCTTCTTTAATTTGCTTTAATCTGCGCCACTCGGCAAAGGCGGTCATGATTGTGGTATCGCCTGTAACAACCCGCTGCCTTTGTTTAAATGCCTGCTTGGCCTGTAACTCCGCTACACCTAGACGCTGAATATCATCTACCGCAGACGACAACTCCTTGCCCGACTGGATAGCCGACTTTATGCCTTGCGTGGCACCTTTTGCCGCAGTAAGTATTGGGTCTATATCTGCCAAAGTGCATCCCTATTCCTAAATCTATTAAGTCTCTGTATAATAATTTATAAATTGCGCCATACTTACACGAATACCTTTTGTAACTTCCTCTGAACCATGTAAAACAAACCCCGGAAAAATAACAACTCTATTTTCTTTTGCAACAATTTCTACATTGTGTTCAGGAAAAATTAAATTACCACCACAAAATTCTTCTAAACTAAAAAAAGTTAACGCTGTAAAACAAGTAGCATCTTTGTGTGGTTTGTAATAATCGTCTTTTGCATAAAAATTTAATAAAGTTTTGTCAAAATTTGCGTTAAATATGTGGTTATAAAATAAATTTTTTTCTATTAATTTAGTTCTTAGTTCTTCGTTGTTAAACAGTTTTCTGTTTATGTTTAAAATTTTAGATAAATTTCTTTTATTAGTGTAAAGATTATCTAAGAAAAATGAATTACTTTTTTGTTTTAAATTACCTTGCTCATCTTTTGCCGGTTCAGTATTAACAAAAATTTTTAATTCCGCTACAACATTTAATAACTTTAATTCGTTTTGTATTTCCCCAAGTTCAAATACAGAGTAAAAATTATCTATAACGGCTACTGAAAAGTTGTTTGACAGGTCGATAAAAGACACAATCATCTATTACTGACCCCAAGTTTTGGCACCGGCTTTGGGTACGGATGTAGCCCATACGGATACGGACTTTCTTAATTTCAAAGGTGCACCGCAGTCAGAGCAAGTATCAGCCGCCAACTCAGCCTCATCTAAGTCGTATCCACAGGATGCACAAACGTGGACTTCTTCCGAACGGCAAACTTTTACCCCATCTACCTTATGTGCTTCAATTACTGTTTTCATTGTGGCTCCTTAAAATTCTGTCCAACCGGTGACAATATACTTTTCGTTACTTAATGGGGGGTTGCCGCGATGAGTATGCGTAAATGCAGCAGGCCATATTACAAGAGTTCCCTGTTCAGGTTTAACTCTCATATGCTGATAAAGAAACTCAGTTTCACCACCTTCTTTAACATCATTTAAATATAAAGTCCAAGTTAATAAACGATTAGAGCATTCTCTACCACCAGATTCGTAATGCCAAATGTGATAACCACCGCCTATTTTAGTTTTTTGCACTTTAAATGCGTAATTACTATGTCTTGCAGAATCTTTTAAAGATGAATATTCTTGTTCATAGACGGGAAAAAATTTACCCCAAAAAAGTTCGTTAAACTGACGAGTTACTATCCTAAGAGGCATGTAGTCAATATCGTCTGCAAAAAGTTGTGTATCGTCTTTAAGGATTTTACTTTCTCCATTAGATTCAAATCTTGTCATTCCATGACCGGAAGCAGCCATACTTTCATAATGATTTATTACAGACTCACAAAATTCTTTTGTATAAGCATTTTTAAAAATACCTACAAAATCTTTAATTACAAAATCAACAACTCTTTCATTTAATTGTTTTTGTTCGGACATTTCAGACATGTATATTTCCTTATTTAAACCAAGGGCCTACCATCCAAGTTACAACTGATCTTCGTGTACCTTTTGTAACCGGTTCAACTCCATGAAGCACAAAAGAAGGAAAAACTAATACAGTGCCAGCGTTCTGTGGCGGATAAACTTTTTCGCTTCCAAGCATTAAAAATAGTCGGCCCCCTTCAAAATCTTCATTTAAAAAAGCGAGAACCGTTAATTTTCTACAATCTGCTTGTTTTGGATCCATAACTGTATCGGTATGGGCTTTATAATGACCTTCAACATCATAAATAAGATAGTCACATTGATTAGCATAAGTTATATCAAACTTCCATGCTTGTCTATTTGCTTCTAACCCCATACCCGCCATCTGAGCACCGAGACCGCCCCAAGTAGGCAATGGTACATTTTTAACATCCCTAACTTCTTTATTTAAAATATTAGAATCACCCCCACCAATTCTAGCCTCCCATGCATTTAGTTTTTCGGAGGATTCAATAACTCTTTTTGCGGCCTCCATTGGGAAGGCATCAGAAAAATACCAATACAAAACTGTTGAAACGCGATGAGTAAGTTGCTCTCGTTTGTCGTATTTCAATTCAGCATAAGGGCCATTGGCATCTACATAATGAAGAAATACTTGGGCATGCCATTTACCTTCTTTATAGGGCTCCCTCCAATGTACCTTATCTATTCCACGGTAAAGGACGGCATCACCCACTTCCATTTTAATTTGGGCTATATTTTTTAACCAAAATTCTCTATCATTCTCCCCAATTCTTTTTTCAGAAGTTTTAGTCTCGTCGTTATCAGCCATGTAAATAGGCCAAATATCACCATCAAAACCAAGAGTTAAAGATGCACTTATTTCACAAGCAGGTCTATCTGTATGCATTTTTAATTCTTCGCCCGAAACATAAAGTCTAGCGTAAGAATAAGTTGGTAAAAGTTTTTTACCAGATGCTTTTTCAATTACGGGAAGTAAATTTTCTAGCAGCGTATCAAAAACAGGTGCTCCGTGTATTGATTCTGACATGGGGCATTGCGAATCTTTTACAGTTTGTTTATTTTTAACGGCTTCTTTTAAAAAATTAGTTAAATAATCACAATCGTTTTTGGGCAATACATTTTTTAAATGTTCGTATTTATTAACTTCAAATTTGTTGTTAACATTCAAATTGCACATACCTAAGCCCCTTTAATACTATCAATTCCAAATTGTTTCTGGTTTTCTAGGCCAACTTAAATTACCTGATTGTGGGTTACGTGCAATATCTCTAATTAAAGATCTATAAGTTACCCATTCTGTTTTATTAGCAGAAGTAAGATTTACGTCCGAAAGCATAGTCCAGTCTGAGTCAAGTAATGCTTTTTCTGCCTGTTGTTTATTTTCGTCAGAAGTAGCCGGTATGGGTTCAGGCACAGGAACTTCTTTAAATTGATTATTTTCATACGTATACCTATAAGCCGTAATATTGTCGGGGCAATCAACCCACATATTGCTAGGCGCTACGTCAAAAATAGTATCTTCTACTTGAACAACAAATTTTGACACTAAGTCTATAAGTGCTTTTCTCATGATATGTCCTATACATTAATAAAACACAATTACTCTACCGGCTTGCCCAGCGTTCCCACTCCCTGCTACGCCTCCACTGCCTCCTTGCCCAGCATTATTCGACCAAATAGAGTAAGAGCCTGCTACGCCTGTTACAACAGGTATTTCTGATAGTGGGGCTGTACCCGCTGCACCGGGATTGCCATTTCCGCCTTGGGGAACACCATTACCACCAGCGCCGCCGTTTGATGTAAGGATGCTGCCAAACGAGGTTGCATTACCAGCGTTTCCGGGGTTTCCAACGTTTACTGCCGGTGTATTTGGTGGGTTAATACCTCCACCATTTCCTGCCGTGCCAATTGTTACAGAATAATTAGAACCACCTGTTACTGGGTATATGCCCGCAGCAAAAGCACCTTGACCGCCCGTTCCTCCTATATTATTGTTGCCGGGAGCACCACCCCCACCACCACCAGCGCCGCCAACAGCCCATACCATGACACTATTAGTTGTTGGGGGTGCAGCAAAAGTGGCTGGGGAATTGTACGCTGCTATGGCTGTAGTAAGACCACCACCTCCGCCAGAAGCAGCAATAGTAATTGAACCTCCACCATTAGTGATATTAATACCTGTACCAGCAGTAAGTGTGGCTTTAGCAAGGCCAGTGGTTGAAGTATTACCAATTAGTAATTGACCGTCTGTGTATGAAGTTTGTCCTGTACCACCTACGTTTACTGCTGTAGTACCAGTAGTAAGAGCACTTGCGTTAGTGGTTGTCGCTGCGGCTTGTGAAACCCAAGCAGTACCATTAGATGTAAGCACGTTACTAGATGAACCGGGGGCTACAAATTTAACGGCATTTGTACCGTTACCGATCACAACACTTTCAGCGGTCAAAGTCTCAAGCCCGGTTCCACCAGAAACAACTGATATACCTTCAAGACCATTTACAACATCTGTACCATTGTTGTAAAGCAAATAAGACCGTCCAGCAGGAACCGCAACACCAGTTTGGCCTGTTACTTTAACCGTGATAGTGTCAGCCGTACCATTATTAACGATGTATGGCTTTTGAATTGCTGGAACTATGAGGTCACGAGCACCGCCCGTGGTTCCTGTAAGATTAAGTCTTAACGCACGAGCCGCTTGGCTTGCATTAGTATCAGTTAGAGTTAGCGTGACGTTGGCGCTTGAAAAAGAAACTGCTGCCGTTTCTACAAGTGCTTGCTCAATTGCTACCCCTAAATTGTCATTGGTGACGTTACCCCATGTGCCTGAGTTTTCACCCGTAGCCATAAGTTGAATTTTTAAATTACTATACGTACTTGCCATTTTTTGCTCCTTAAATTAAGCCGCTATGGGCAACCAATTTGGTGTTTGTACATCGTTAATCTGTTGCCAGTTGGGGTTCTGATTGGGGTTAATTTTACTCCAGATCAAAACTTTTCCAACACGGCCCTGTCCTTGAACCCCCGTTACAGATACACTTATCGGGATACTTGCTACAGCATTACCTACTGAACCTGTTGCCTGTTGAAGTGTGACCGGTATAAAGTTAACTGTCTTGGTAGTAATTTGCCCAAGTTCAGAATCTCCCTCTACCCCAATCACTGGCACATTAGCTGCGCCGCTTTCGTCAGTTTCCCCTAACTGACTTGTTCCAACTACCCCTACTAGATATACATTAGCCTTACCAACTACCGTTACAGATCCGGTTTCTCCGGTTCCCTCAACCCCGGTAACATAATAAGCGGTACGCTGTGCTACCTGACCAACCGCTCCAGAGGCTTGAACCCCGGTTACGGGAACTGTCGCACTACCCTCTGCCGTGTCTTGCCCCAATACTCCGGTAGCAGAAACCCCTACTAACCGAACATCAACCTTTGTAACTACCGTTTCTGTTCCAACTGCCCCGGTGGCTTCAACCCCGGTTACTTGGGTATTGGCCCCTGCGCTAACAAGATCCTGACCAAGTTCTACCTCGGCCTGAAATCCAGCAGGCTCAATCTCAGCACCCGCAGCAACTCCTACTGGGTCTAATAATGCAGAAGCATCTACACCGGTAGGCCGAACAGCCGCATTAAATCTAAACCCAACCTGCCCAACTTCCCCGTTACCTTCAACCCCCACTGCATATACGTTTGCGGCATACTGTAAGAAAACAGAGCCTACTTGCCCAACAGCAACAACCGGGTCTACGTTTGTTCCACGGAAATCAGCGCCCCAAGCACCACGGCTCCACGGCCCAGACCCCCAGCCAATATAATTTACATCCGTACTTACTTTTAAAGAACCGACGCCCCCAGAGCCTTCAACTCCAGTAACGTAATAAGCGGACTCTTCCTCTGTCTCACCTATTTCACCGTCACCTTGCACTCCGGTTGGGTATACGTTTGCTGCTAGAACAAGATCACCTACCCCGGTTTCCCCGGTACCTTCTACACCAGTGGACTGAACATTTATTCCAATACCAAGACTGACTTGACCAACTTCACCTAAACCTTCAACACCTGCCGGAAACGCATTAGCGGCAGCAGATACAAGATCTTGCCCAAGTTCTACTTCAGCCTGCACACCAGCAGGTTCAACTTCTCCACCTGCGGCAACACCTACTGGGTCAAGTAATGCAGAGGCGTCTACCCCAGTAACACTTACTAAAGCGTTTGGATTACCTACACCAAAATCACCTTCCCCATAAGGACCTATGCTCCAACCAGCCATGATGTGTCCTTTAGGGAAGGTTTGTTAATTAAGCAATACGAATAATTGCGTTTGATGCGTCATTGGTTGGGAAGATGATGGTGAAGTCACCGTCCGAAGCCGTTTTGTCTGCACCAAAGTCCAACACACAAACCGATGCATTGGTCAGCGTGGTATTAGCATTGCTGTTTGCCGAAGGAGTAGTGTTATAAATCAGCGCACCACGAGCCGTGAAGTTGGCGTTCGTGAAGGTCTCATCGGAAAAGTCAGTAAAGCCTGTACCGGTGTTGGCGTTAATGTTAGTGGTTCCTACACCCGTGTTGGTCAAAGCCTGACCGCCAGCCGTATAGTTAGTGCTAACAGTACCAACTTCGTTAGAAGCGGTGTAAGCAGTTGTGTTTGCATCCAATGTTGCTGAGGATGTGTACAAAGCAATGTTAAACGTATCTGCGCCAGTATCAGCGGACGGACGGAAATCATGAACTCCCAAAAGCAGTTCTGCTTTGAAAGAGGTGGTCATTGCTTGAGTAATAGCCATGTTAGGCTCCTTTATTCATCTAAAAGTTTAATAAACTCAGGATGTCCTGCTTTCCTGAACTTGATAGCCAACGTCGTATGGTGCGACTTAATGGCTTCCTTCATATAAAACACCAAAACCTGACGGATTTGATTTTTGAACGCCTCTGCCTGATCACGAATGGCAGGATGCGTTTGCGAACCTACAGAAATAATTTTGTCCAAAGCCCGTTCTGCAACTTCCTCTGGGGTAAACCCTCGGCCTTGCGTTGTAAGAACCTTGACATTTGCGCCCCCTAAAAGAAAGGCTACTTCGCTCATAGTGCTCATCTAACTGGATACCTCGCTTGTTCGGTTCTGTACATATCTTGACGGTCTTTGCCTTCACCAAGTTGTTTCAACGTGGCAAGTGCCTCATTGTAACGAGCAATATAGTTGTCGTTAACATCTTTCTCGCCCTTCATGAAGGCATATGCTTCAAGTAATGAACCGTAAAGAAGGGCTGAATCACAATTAGTACCAAGCCAAGTTGTTCCAGAGGTCACAATAGAGGCCGGATAGGCGAAATAATGCAACTCCATGTTGTAGTCTGCATCGGGTGTTGGCCCTAAAATGAACGTATTCTCATCAAAAATAGCGTAATGAGTGGGAGCGCCTGTAGCCGTAGGGCTTGGAAAAGACTCCCGAATGTACTCTACGTCTTTGTTTAATAGGTATTCTTGAGACCCATTAGTATCAATTCGAGCCAGTGAGAACGTCGCCAGCCAGTCAGTAGGCGTGGTTAGAAACCTGTTATTAGCCGTGCAGTTACCCGTTACATTCTCCCTTGAAACCGGGAGTTGAACGCTGTTATAGATCCTTTGTTCCGCCTGACGGATAAACGTGTCAATCTGATCTTTTGTAAGAAAAGATGCAGTTGTAGCCGTCGTTGTGTTGACTACCGTATCCGGGAAGTCATTTTCACAATACGCCTGAATGGTCTGGAACAGCGTTGAGTAATTCACAACTTACCCCATTTTTCCGCTAATTTTGCGGCCTTTGGTTGCAGCGCCATAACCACGCATTTCACCAACACCATAAGGATTAATTGGCGCATAGTTTCCTTTGCTAACAAATCCAC